AGCGTGTTCCGCATGAACCACGCCAGCAACTACCTCTCCTTGAAGGGCACGCTGAACCGCGACCGCGACTTGATGCTGGCGCAAGTGCAGCGTGGTTTGGAGGGCAAGGGCTTGAAGCCCGAGTTCCTGCGTGCTTTGTAAAAAAGGCAAAAAGTCAAGAATAAATTGCAAAAAACTTGAAAATATTTTTTGAACACGGCAAAATAGAGCCGCTGGACAGGTCCAGCGGCTCCAATTCTGTGCGGTTTTTCCACAAATTGCCGTGCAAAAGCCACCGGAGGGCATAGAGCCGCCCCGGCTGCCCGGAGGTATGTGTGCAATTTAGGCGGCCAGGTATTCCCGGACCAAAGCCTCTGAGGTTTTCCATCCCAACACCTTGCGGGGATAGTTATTTATCCACCGTTCAGCCTTGCGGATGTCAGAGATGGTCACCTCATCAAAGTTGGTGCCCTTGGGGAAAAACCGCCTAATCAACCTATTCATATTTTCATTGCTGCCACGCTCATGGGGTGCATAGGGGTGGCAGTAGTAAACACGGGTGCGCTTGCCTTTTCTGCGGCAAGCCTTTTCCATTCCCTCATAGTCAGAAAACTCACAGCCGTTGTCCACTGTGATGCTCTTAAAAATGCGGTAGAAGTTTTTGCCAAAGCGGCGCTCCAGGCCGTTGAGGGCACGGACCACGCTGGCGGCGGTGTGATCTGGCACGGCCAGAATGATGCCCGCCCTGGTGAGCCGTTCTGTGAGGACCAGCAGCGCCCGGTTGGAGCCCACCGTGCCCATCACGCTGTCCAGTTCCCAATGGCCAAAGGTGTTGCGTGCGGCGATTTCTGGAGGGCGGCGCTCAATGCTCTCGCCACGGGGAGCCTTGGCTGCTCTTTTCTGCCAGCCCTGCTCATAACGGCGGCGGCCTTTTTCGTGCAGGTGCTCCGGAGTGAGTTCCAGGAACACATCCCCACGGTAGATGTAGTTGTAAAGGGTGCTCTCACAGATGTCCGTGTCAAACTGCTGGCCCTCACGGATGACTGCCAGCACGGCACCGGGAGAAAATCCCTCATCAATGATCTTGCGCTCCACAAACTCCACAAAAGCGTAGTCATGGCCAACCTTGAGGTCCGGGCCCTTGTCTTTGAGGTGTTCCCTATATTTCCGCTCTGCTACATCCGCACAGTATTGCTCCTCAAAGTCACACTCATTGACCTGCTGGATGCAGAGGCCCCGCTTGATCTCATTATAGACAGTTTTGATGCACACGCCCAGAGCCTCAGCAATAGCGGCCTTGGTGCACTTGGCTTTGAGCATCTTTTCCATTGTCAATCTATCATTCCATGTGAGATGATGAAATCCTTTGTAATTCATGCGGGTGCCTCCTTGAAATAGAAAAAAGCGGGGTGCTGTCACCCCGCTTGGTCTAATGTGTCACATCATTGCTTTGTATTGCTCCAGCAGGTCAGTGGTTTCACCGTCCGGCAGGATGTCCTCCAGCTTGCAATGGAGGGCGGTGCATAATTTCAGCAGCGTGGCCAGTTTAGCGCCGCTCAAGTCCTTGGCCCCTTGCTCATAATACTGGAGCATCCGGGGGTTGATATTGGCGGCAGCGGCCAGTTGAGATTGTGACAGACCACATGCAAGACGGGTGAGCTGGAGCTTGCTGGTTTTCATCTGGTCCATAAAGCGGCACCTCCTGTTGGTTTCTGTCTATACTATACACCAAAAGGTGTATAAAGTCAAGAAAAAAATGAGCAGCCCGTGAAAAATTATGGGCTGCTCATCTTATTTTTCAGTTTTGCCCCTCAGCATGTCTGCCATCTCCGTCAACAGGGCCACCTCTTTGGCACTCAAGCCGGTCACATTCACGCTGTCCAGGTTTTCAATGCCCAGCAGGTAGTCCGTGGACACGGAGAACACTTTGGCCAGGTCCACCAGGCACGCTGGGGACGGCATGGAGAGCCCTTGCTCCCAAGAGTTTACGCCGTTACGGGTAACGCTCAAACGGCGGGCAAGCTCCGCCTGGCTCCAGCCTCTTGCCTCCCGCAGCTTTTTGATTTTCTCTGCGATCATCCGCACCGCCTCCTCTCATAAATAATTATAGTTTGCACATTTGACATGTCATTATCACTTTTGGCTCCGATACTTGACGCACCGCCTCAGCGTGAGTATAATTTAGAGTGTAAAAGTTCGGAATAAACAAGCAAAATGCGGAGGCAGCCATGAAACGATTTTTGACACGCTTAGGGCGGATAAGCAAAACAATATTGGGAGTGATGTGCGGACTGTGCACATTGGTCTATGTGGTCACAGCGATCACGGAGGCAGAGGTGAGGGTCATGTTCACTGTATTGGCCGTCATCTTCGGTCTGTTCACTTTCCTGCTGCTGAGAAAGAGAAAACCAAAAGCAAAGCCGGTTGTTTCTGATCTGACACAGCCAGTGGAGCCGGGCATCAGCATCTCCTTTGCGGAGAGGGAGGTGCCCGCTGATATTCTGCGGGATATGCGGAAATATTACTCACCGATGCAAGCACAAAACGATGCCCGCATATTGGCTGAGAGTTTCCAGTTGTGCCAACAGACCTATAACGATGAAACATTTTTCAGCCGCTTGCAGTTGGCCCGCAGATGTGCACACACTCTGTTGCAAGCCAAGCAAGCTGGGTGCAAAATAGATAAGCGCACCATCAAGGCTTGTGAGAGTGCACTTTCTGCAGTTGATGCGTTGATGCTGGATTTTTTGGACCGTATTTTTGAAAAGGAAACAACAGCCGCCATGCAGTTGAAAACGCAAGCGGGGCGGCAGCGTAGGTTGGAGGCTTTTCTGAACAGATTACAAGAACACGATGCGGATTTTATACCCATTGAAAACGCATACAATGAATATTTGGACAAAGTGCGCCAGCTTATGGAAGAATAAAAAAAAGAGCCGGAGAGGTTTGACCCTCTCCGGCTTTTCTCATACTCTGAATGTGTCTTTTAGCAGTTTTTCCAGCCTCCGCTCTATGGCCGCAGGTGCCAGTTTCTCAAGGTCCTGCTCTGAAAGCGTGAGGAAATAGTGCCCCGGCACCCAACCACCTTTTGGTGTGCGGTGGCCAAACTCCACATAGCTGGCATACTCCACCGGGTTGATGATCTCAACAGTGTAGGTGTTGCCAGACTTGGTAATTGGCAGAGCATCCGCATAAGCGGCGGCTTTATTCAAGCCACTGCCGCTGCCGCCAGCGGCCTCATCATGCGTTTTGGCTGTCCAGCCACGGCGCAATGTGCCGCCGTTTTTTCCGGGGACATTGTGCCCATAATGAGTAAATCCCATGGCGCAGGTATAGGCTCCGTTTTTGTAGATGCCAACAGGGGTGCGGGGGATGACCAGGCGCAACAGTTTCCGGGCCAGCTCTTTGGACACATCCCGGCAAAACTTCTCCATGTCTACGCTCTCCAGCTTTGCGATGTTATCACGGAGCTGCTGGAGCTGCTTATAGTCACAGTTGCCCCATCTGGCCATAGCTTTTTACTCCTTATTCTGGAGCTGCATGATGGCCTCTTTCAGTTTATCAAAGCCAAACATTGCGGCATAGGCCACGAAAAAGCCCAGCACGATGGCAGCGGCCACCGTGTACCAGACCACCGCCACGCTCTTGATCTGACAGTATGCAAAGAACACTGCCAGGGTCAACAGCATGGACACGATGATGGCCAGGAGATTGGTGGGCAGCTTGTCCCAAGTGAGCTTTTTGAGGACCTGGACAATGATGTTGGTGACCACAACCAGGGCACCAACGATGCTGAGAATAACGGACCAGTCAAAGATGTATTCCATGATATAAACCTCCTCTTTATTTTACCCCACCAGGGTGAGGTCTTTGATGTTCATGGCGGCAGTAACCACGCCGCCCTGGCCGATGACCACACGGGAGCCATTGACCTGCATGACCGTGTAGGTGTTGCGGTACACAAAGGATGCCAGAGAGCCGCCGGTGTAGGTCTTAGCTCCCTTATTCACCTTGACGGTGCTGCCCTTGACGATCTTGGCGGGCTCCTCCACCTGGATGTCTGCGGCATCCACCCAACCGTACACAGTGGAGGTGCTGCCAGTGACCTTGACCAGATGATAGGGGTGCTTGCCGCTCTTGGCCACGGCAGTGACCCTGGCCTTTCCGGGCTTGCAGCTCTTGCCGTTGTTGGCGTTGGAGCTGACATAGTGCTTGGTGCCCGTAAAGGTCACCACATCGCCCACAGAGAGCCCCAGGGCGGGTTTTTCATCCTGGGCGGGCTGAGATGCCACCCCAAGCCTTGCGTTGACCTCAGCGGCAATCTGGCCGTGCAGGTTATACAAATAATCGCCGGGGCACGCCTTGTTGGCAAACCAGCGATGAACGGCCATGTTTTGCTTGGCGATTTTTCCAACCAGGGACTTGTCACCCTGCCACAAAAGCTGCTTGATGCCGTTGCGCTTGCAGATGTCAGTGCACAGGTCAATGAGGGCTGCAAGGGCTTTGTCCGTGACCGCATAGGGGTGGGTGGTATCGCTGGCCACCTCAATGGTGACGGCTCTGTGGTCCCAATCAGCACCAGAAATGCCATTTACCTTGAGAGAGCCGCCGGAGGTCCAGGCACGGTCTTTTTCATCCACAGAGAGGCCAATGGAGCCGTCCTTGCCCACCACATAGTTGGCGGAGCAGTCCCGGTCTGTGGTTGCAAAATAGTCACACCCCTGCTTGGCGGTCCACTGGCCAACAATGCAGTG